CCTTCGCCCACTCGGGGGCGTCGTCCAGCGGGTCGTCGTCGCCGTCCGCGTTCTGGATTTCGTCCAGTCGCTCGGCGTTTTCCTTGGTCTGTTCGATGAGGTCCTGCGCCCATTCGGGCGGGTCGTCGTCGCTCATGGTGTCTGTGTCGTCCGGCGTGTCGCCGCCGGGGGCGTGGTTGTCTGCCTCCTTGACCGCCTTTCGGCGGATCCGCTGGGCCTCAGCCGCGAACCCGTCTGTCGGGCTTTCGACCGAGTCAAGCGACTCGATCTCATTCCCGGTTGCCTGCTGGAGGTCCTCCACACTCCCGTAGATCGAGACATGTGGATCGTCGAGGGCGTCCGGGAGCGCGTCCCGACGCCAGTCGACGTAGACATCGTGCTCGGGGAAGTCGACGCCCATCCCCAGCAGGTCCCCGTCGTAGTCGGTGTCGTCGTCATCGGCGGCGGTGACGCGGAAGACATCGACACCGACGGTGTCCTCCTTGGACACCACAGCCGCCGCCTCGTCACCGCTTTTCGAAGCCGACGACACGCCATCCAGGGCCTCGGACCCGCTGCCGTCATCGGACCCCGTCAGCGCGTTGAGGAACGCCGTCGCCGCGCTGGTCAGCTTGCTCTTGGCGCCCGGCTGGCTGGCGCCCTCGACGTTGATCCCGCGGTCGAGAACATCCCACAGCCGCTCGGCTTCCGCTTCGGAGTGACCCCGCTCCAGTGCTTCCTCGATGAAGCCCTCGCGGTTGCCGAGGTGGTCGGCAAGTCGCTTCTCTGCGGTCGCGGCTCTCGCTTTCGATGTCGAGAGGATCTGCGCGTCGGGCACCGCCGGGATGTCGACCGCGCTGACCTCCTGCATGATCCCGTCTGTCAGCTCCCAGTACTCTCCGACGTCGACGCTGTCGGGGACGCTGACCTCGTCGGGGAGGTCTTCGGGGTCGTCGCCGTTGAACGACCAGTCGACGTTGACCGCGCCGATGGAGTGGCCGCCGAGGATGTCGTCCTCGACGAGTGCCCAGAGTTCGTCGTCGTTGTACGACCACGTCTGGACCCACGCGCCGGCGTCGACGGTTTCGCCGCCCATCTCCTCGGCCTCTTCGAGTACCTCGTTCCGTTCGAGCGTCATCCAGTCCGAGGGCCAGACGGCGTGCATGATGCCCCCGTCGGCTTCCCCGACCTCCATGAACGCGTCGAACTGGGCCGCGAACGCCTCGATGGTCTCCGGGCGCTCCCAGTCGCCGTGGTGGTCGACCGTCCACGGGACCATCACGACGCCTGTCGCGGTCTGGCCGTCCTCGTCCTTGGCGAGGTAGTCGACCCGCTTCTCGTAGTGCTGTTCGTCGCGCTGTGCGCTCATCTGTCAGTCCTCGTCGGCGGTGTCGTCGGCGTCCTCGTCGTCGTTGGCACGACCAGTCGAGCGGACGCCGCGCTTCTCACCGCGTTCCTTGTCGCTGTTCTTGCTCATGTTGAGAATCGTGCCCGGTCATGCCTCGCGCGGGTCGTCGGGTCGCGCCCGCGGTCATCGGTCCCGAAGTCAGTTGTCGGTCGGAGCGGCGGCGCCGATCTGCGGCCAGCCGGTCGTGTCGGTCAGCTCCTCGTAGACGTAGTCCCACTTGATGTTCTCGTGGTGGTAGGAGCCGTGACTTCCGGCGTCCTTCAGGCCCTGCCACGTCTCCTCGGGCACGTCGAGGTAGACGTAGATCCGGTCGACGGGGTCGCCGTGAAACCGGATGTAGAGGTCTCGCGTCTCCCGGTCGTACAGCCCGGCGACGAGATTCGACGAGTCGAACTGCGCCATGTCCACCCGGACCTCGTCGGGAGACAGTGGGTCGTCCGCCTGAACCGTGACGCCGGGGCGAGTCCCGACCTTGTTCTCCTTCGGTGGAGCATCTTCGGGCCGGCTGGCCTCCGCCTCGCTAGGCGCAACCGGGTTTGACTCGCTGCCGACGTTCGCGACCAACGTGTCGCCGTCGACGTCGTGATCCTCCGGGAGCGGGTCCTCGCCGATCATCTCCAGTGCTCGGTCGACCGGGATCGCCCCGCGGACAGCCTGGATCTTCGACCGGGCCGTTCGCGCTTCCTCCTTGGGCCGGTCGGCGCCGCGCAGCTCGAAGTCGATCGTCCAGTCTTCGACGCCGAGCGCGGTCTGGTGGAGGATGCGGTAGAGCCGCGCCTCGAATTTCGCCTGCTCCGGGGCGATGACGTCCTCGGCGAACTCCTGGACCTGGGCCTCGGAGTTCGAGCGGTTCGACGTCGACGTCACGTTGATGAGGATCGGCGGCACCTCGTGGACCTTCGCGATCTCGTGCTCGTTGCGCTCGCGGAACTCCTGGAACTCCATGTCGTTCTGGTCGGTCGCCCCCAGCGGCTCGAACTCGATCTCGACGTCGCTCGGGTCGCCCTCGGCCAGCGGGTTGTCGCTCTCGAACTCGAAGCCCTCTACTTCGAGGATCGCCGTCCGGTAGCGCTCCCCCTTGAGGTTCTCCTGCAGCTGTCGGAGCTCCTCTTTGCTCTCCTCGGTGAGCGTGCCGCCGTAGACCTTGATCGCGTAGTGGGGGATGCCCAGGTTGTCGAAGATGTCGTGGTTCATCTCCTGGGCGGCCTCGTCGGCGGCCATCGTCCGCATGGCCGCGACCCAGTCCGGGATCCCGTAGTATAGCGAGATAGGGCTGGGGTTCGGGACGAAGATGAGCTCGTTGGCCGGCCCGTTCGAGAGCTCCTCGGCGCTGGATGCGACCTCGCCAGTCTCCTTGTCGACGAACGTCGGGTCGTCGCCGTAGCGGTCGCCGGCCTCGCCAAAGTATCGCCGGCGCCCTTGCCGGATCTGCACGTAGCCGTGGCCGCTCACGATCTCCTCTTCTGTCTCCCCGTCTTCGGTCTCGACCTCCGTCGTGGTCTTGCGGACGCGAGTCGTCGCCGACGGGACGTGGGCCAGCCCGACCGGCGTGCCGTCGCCCTCGACGAGGATCTCCAGCGACGCCCAGCCGATGCCGTGGTAGTCCAGCCGCGAGAGTTCGAGCACCTCTTCGGGCGTCGCGACGGTTGTGTTCTCCGGGCCGATCGACCACTGCGAGTCCGACCCGTGCCAGAAGTCAGTGACCGTCTCGTACTCGTCGCCCTCTGGGTCAGGTTCGCCGGCGCTCGGGTGCGGGACGATGTCGAAACCATACCCACACTCGTAGCGGGCCTTCTTGCGGAGGCAAGCCTGGTGGGTCTCGTTGAGCTCCTGGAAGGAGGCCAGCGTCTCGGGGTTGTACGGCGGGACGATGCCCCGACCGACGTCCGTCGCGATGCGTCGCTCGTCGAGCTGTGTCGTCTCCGTGGCCTTCTCCATCGCCCTGCTGTTGCCGGGCGTCGAGATGGACAGGGAGACGCGCGTCTCGTCGTCGGTATCGTCTGTCACAGGTATGAAACACCTCCAGTGTCGTCAGCGTCGTCGTCGCCGTCGGCGTTGAGCGCCCCCATCTCTTCGAGGCGCCGAATCCCCTGCTCGGCCATGTACCAGCTGGCGATGAGGTCCGGCGTGTGGCCCTTCAGCTTCCCATCCGACAGCGTCAGCGAGAGCGCCGCCTGGATGAAGTCCTCGGTCGCCGAGTGCCCTCGATAGAACTGGATGCCGCCGTTCTCGACGAGCCGACGAAGCCGGGGGATGCCGTTCTCCCAGCTGTGCTTCTTGCCGGTCGTCGGGATCCCGGTGACCTTCGCCCGCAGCGACGCCGAGAACTCGACCGCGTCGTTGGCCACGTACTGCTGCATCCCGTTCGACTCGATGACGACCATCGCCGGGTCGTACCGGTCGTCGAGGTCGGCCAGCTCCGCCTTGATGGCCGAGGGCTGCATCCCGGTCTCGGCCCGGGCGTCCAGGAGGCGCCGGCGGCCATCCCGACCGACCCGCCACGCAGTGAACGCCGCGTTGTCGCCGGTCGACGACTGGGCGGGGTCGTGGGCGACGATCGTCGCTTCGCCGGCGCCGGGCGTCACCGTGCGGGGCGGCGACTGTCCGCGGATAGAACAGCCGCCGTCGTCGACGAGCTGGTCAATGTCGGACTGCTCAACGAGGTTGCCCGAGGCGCCGCGGATGACCATGCAGTACTCCCGCCAGAAGAGGTGGGGGCTCATCTGGTCGTACTTCTCGACCAGGTACTCGGGGCCCCGAGTACCTGGTCGAG